ACGCAACGCATCCTCGATTTCATCGTCGCGACAATCCAGCTCGACGCCGTCCAGATATTCCTGCGCCCAGCACTGGCTCTGCCACTGGCGCTCGGCGATGGATCGGTCGACCGCGTAAACGAACATCCCGACCAGCGCGGAGAACATCCCGACCAGCGCGACCGCCGCCAGCACGTCGAGCAGCGCCTCGCGGCGGGAAACATAACGGCGTGATTTGTGTATCAGCATGGGGAGCCCCTCGGTTGTGTGAATCCGTGCGAATTTGCACGATTTCAGAATAAGCGTCAAGGCGCGCCCGAAGGCGCGCCCCAGCGGTCACCCGCTTATCAGTCTTTCTCCCGGAGAACCTGCTTCACATAAGATTCGTCCATGACTTGCGCGGCGAAGGGTGTCCCGCGTCCATCATACTCACGTATGGTCAAGTTGAACTTGTCCCGTGCCAGCACTTCAAACCACGTGGCGTCCGGGGCGGTAGCAAATGCGACAAGGTCGCCTTTTTTGAGATCCATCAGTCTATCTCCGCAGTTGCGTCGGAAACCCGACGATGACCATTATATGCGATTTCTCCCATACTGTCAAGTAATAAAAAAGGCGCGCCCGAAGGCGCGCCCCGACTTGCGATCCAGAATCAGGCCGCGACCTTATCCAGCAGCGCGCCCGCCTTGCGCTCCAGCTCGACCCGGGCGTCCTGATGCGTGATATCCCGCGCAATCGCGGTGATCGCCTGCGCCGCATCCCAAACCGACCGCATCGGCTGGCCCTCCTCCTGCACGTGGCGAGCAGCAGCGGCCTTGGCCATGCGGGCGGAAAGGCCGACCCGCCGCGTCAGGAATTCCAGCCGCGCGTCGTCATCCTTCGCGACGATGGCCGCCTTGGCCGCCGTCACGCCCTCGATAAAGCGCGCCGTCGAATTGTTCGCAAAGCTCGCGAGCGCAGGGCGGACCTCGGCGGCAAAGCGCTCGGGCGCGAATTTCGTGTGGCGGATTTTCACCTCGTGAAAATTCTCGACGCCCCACAAATTGCGGTTGCGGCATACGCCTCGAATGTACATCGCGGCAACGCCCGCCGTTTTGGATCCGGTCTCGCTGTTCCACGCGTAGAACCCCCTGAACATGAGATCGGGCTCGCCATTCGGAAGCTTGCCGATCTCGATGGGGTTACGGTCGTCCACGAGGAAAACGAAAACGTCACGGTCGCTCGCATACAGCGTCGTCGTTTCCAGCGTGACCGGCACGTCCGGGTCATATACGGCCAAGCCGTTGCGGTTGCCGGTCATCATGCCCGGGACCTTCCACCGGCCGCCGGTCTCGTCCACCAGCCTCTTGATCGGAGCCAGAATCTCCCAGTCAAAAATGCGCCCGTAGTCCGGGCCGGTCGCTGCCCGGATCTGACCGCGCTCGTTTTCTTCCGAGTAAAGCTTGATCAGCTCGCGGCTGCGGTTGAAGTGCAGGCCCCAATGGACGCAATCCGCGGCGAGTGACGGCGGGAGGTCTTTCAGATAGCCCGCAGGCGCACCGGCCAAGCTCGCAAGCTGTCCGAAGCTCCAGTTGGTTGGGACGTGCGTCCGCTCTCGGCCCTTGACATCGCGGTACTCCAGAAGCAGGTCGCCATAACGCGGATCATCTTGCTGATCGACGACGACCCGCAGCTTATGCGTGTCGATGAGGTCCGACCGCATGCGCTCGGCATCGGCGCGCTTGTAATCGACCAGCTCATCGAGGGTGAGGAATTTTTGATCGTCCGGGCGTGACGACCACTGGCTCGTGACCGCGCCGTTAACCGCCGAGCTGATCCCGTGTTCAATCGCGTTAGTAAGGTATGCCATTTTTTCGATCTCCGGGTTGCGCTGGGGAATCCAGCGAGAGAGATCGTCGCATAGGATCGCATACCGCGCAAGGCTACTTTCTGAAAAATTAAGGGCGAAAAAAACCCCGCCGAAGCGGGGTCTCGAAGTCAACGGCGCGCCTTTCGGAGCGCCCGGGTCTGCCCTCGCCGCATCGGCTTAGGCTGCCTCGCTTTCTCTTCAAACTGGCGGACGGCGTCGGGACCGTGCAGGAGCATGGCGATCCACCGGAATAGAAAAAACATCGCTCACCCCCGCCGAACAGGCTCGTCGGTTACCGCCGCGTAGAAGGCTCGGACGCCTTGAAAGCGCAAATCCTCCACTACCCTATCGAGCCGCTTACTAAAAAGCGCAGCGACCATCCTGAGCCGTTCCTGCTGCCTTTCCGGATCGTCCTCCGGGTGATCGAGCATCCATTGCAGCGCATCCATGTATTTGGCCATTGCCACTCCTCCGTTGATGTTGCGTCGGGTCGCCCCGACCTCTGCGAGGATATGCGATCATATCGGAGCGATCAACCCGAACAGCTCTTCCCAAGGCGGGTCGCCCTCAACAAAAAACACGGGCGGGACTTTCAAACCGTGGAGCTTCAGGTCCATCGCAGATTCCGCGCGGTACAAATAGATTCGCTGCGGGAGAGTCTCGGTGCGGACTTTGCGCACGAGTATCCAGACGCTGGCATGCGCGTGCCTCGACATAAAAGCAACCTGATGCGGGCGCAGATCGACGGCGTTTCCGCCCGTAGACTTCAGCTCAACAAAATGAAACCGCCCCTGCTCATCACAAATCAAAACGTCTGGGATCCCCGGCATCGCCCAAGTCTCCACCCTCGTCGCTGACAATTTCCGCGGGCTCTTCGCTATCGCGCTCTTCATCTTTTGCCACAAGCCGCTCTCGCGCGTTTCCGCGGTTTTGGGCATTTCTCGAACTGTCGGGAGTAATGTCGATTGTGATCGGGGCATAGTTCTGCTTCAGCTCCTCAAGGGCTCGTAGGACTTCGTCTTTGCTCATCGAGTCAATGCTGCCGTGGCGGATCTCGCTCTTACTGACATAGATGTCGCCATGCGCCTGACCGCGCCGATACTCTGCCTGCACGGCGGCAGAATAGGCCCCGTTCTGCAGGGCAAGATCACGGATAAGCTGCAGATCACGCAAGTGCCGCTGGTAGGTCACGCCATACTTAAGGTCCAGCTCTGAGCGGTACGCTTGGATAGCAGCCACTACGTGGGGACAGATATGCGGGTTGGTCATCTCATAAGCCCGCGTATGGGCGCTGCTGACCGAATAGCCTGCGTTGATCGCCGCCTCGCGAAGGGTGATCTGCCCGTCCTTGGAAACCAGCTCGCGGACAAACAGTTCCTGCTTCCGGGTCAGGGGTGAGTTGACCGTCGATTTCGGCTTTCCCCGCTTCCTTACGACCGGGACAGGGATGGTTTTGGACCTGCTCTGCGCCATACCTCTAAATCCTAGTGAGTTTTCGATAGTTTGCCACGAAAAATGCGTCCCCTATATATATAGCTAGCCAGAGCAAAAAAAAAAAAATGTCCAGCACCCCCCTTAACGCACTTCCGCCCTCTGGGAGTTACATGAACTCTGGTTTCGTTACACTTTTGAAAATGACTTTGTGTACTCAGTAAGTCTATATATATAAAGGCTTTTTTCGCCGAAGTTACGCGGTTACGGCGGTTACGGGCATTTTCGAGGTTTTTTATTTTTTCTTCTGGCTAGCTCTATATATACAAAGAGCACCGTGAGCCGTGTACCGCGACCCCTGCACCGCCCCCGTCTCCCCCATCTTTGACCCGTGAGCCGTGTACCGCCCCCATGCTCCGTGACCGTTGCGTCTCTGTTTGCAGATGTAGTGCGGGGTCTGTTGACAAAGTCAAGTCAGCCCCTTTTGGATAAGCTGTTGTTTTTGTTTGAGTATCTGGCTGGTCGTTGCAGATAAAAACGAGACGCCCCGGGGATACCGGGGCGTCTGTGGGGTCTGTAGGGGGGTTGGGGTTATTTTTTGGGTTTGGAGGGTGCGATGTCGGTGGTGTACTTGCGGCTTACCCCATCGTCCCCCATCCACGAAAACTCTTTGAGCCCTTTTTTCCGGGCTCTTGAAAACGCTGTCCGGAAGCTTTCGGCGGATTTAGACGTGCGGCTGTAGGTTGGGTATTTGTCGCGGGGCGCGCGGGTTGTGGGCGGAGCGGAGACATTGGCATAGGCGGGCCGTGCTTCGCTTACGGTCACTTTGGTTTTTGGGGCGGTTTTAAGTGCAGGCGAAGTTGATCGCTGCGCGTTTGCTTGGCGCTCGGCGGCTGTCATGCGAGGGGGTGACGCTGCTGTTGAAGCGCGCGAAGTGGAAGGGGTGGACTTTGCAGGAGTTTTGGGAGGCGTTGGTTTCATGACATCCGCCAACCTTCCTGAAGCGACCGTAACGCCTGTCGTTGATTTAGGTTTAGGCGACGAGGTCCTGCGCGAGGAAGAAAGTCGCTCGCCAACGGCACTCAATCCGCGTTGGAGGGCGGTGGGTCGTTTGCCGGATGCGCGGGCGCGATCATCTGCACCGGAGGCATATTCACCGAAGGCGCGCAATCCGCGCTGGAGTGCGGTGGGTCTATCGCTGGGCACAGACCGGGTGGGGGCGTCGGCCTTTTTGGGCGGTGCGGGCGTTTTCTTGGTGGTTGTAATTTTACGGTCGTATGGGTTTCCGCGAGGCATGGTTATCTCCTTCTGATATCTGAAAGCGTAGGTTAGCGACCTTTTCGTGCGGCGGCAGCGCGAGCCATTGCGGCGAGGCGGGCGCGGGAATCGCTTTGTGACATGGGGGCGTTGCTGGGTGCTGGGGTGCTAGGCCCGCCGAGTTGTCCGGGCTGTCCCTGTTGCGCCTGCCTTTGCATTTGTTGCATGCGTGAGATTTGGGCGAACCGCGCTTGGTCTGCGGGGGAGATTTGCGGATTAGCTCCGCGCGCGGCGATGGCGTTGAAGTTTGCGAGCATTTGTTGGTTCATGGGCGTTTGTTGGATTCCGCCGGAGGGGGGAACCGGG